CTTGATTGATTACTCGGTTAAGCTGAGTCTCTGGGAACTCGGAGATTAGGAGGTTGTATTCCTTAGATGGCATAATTGCACAACGATCTTCAGCAGGAACATTCTTCTCATCAAGTGCTGTCTTAGCAGCATAGAGAGCATCAGCAAGCTGTAGAGCAGATGTGAACGTAGCACCGAAGCCAAGGTTTACATCATCATCTCCTTCACCACCACCCTCAACATCAGAGAAGATACGAGTACCACCGAATACACGATCACCATCACGAGTAAGAGTAGCAGGTGTACGAGCGGCACTGTAAGCAACCTTGATACATGAAGCATCAAACTTGTTAGCCAATGCACGACCAAGCTCTTCAGATTGAATAGCAGTTGATGCGTCATGGTTAAGCTTCATATCATCTTCAGAGATAGCCACTGCTGAGATGAGAGGCTTGTCAATGTTGATAACACGCTCACCACGGAGGATGTTATTTAGTAGACCATTAGCAGGATCAAGAATGTTAGTGCCACTATCGAAGTACGCAGCTTCCGCTGTACCTGTTACAGTGAACTGAGCAGACTTACCGAAGGCAATAGTCTTAGTCATGTGGCGAGACTTCATTAGGTTTACCTTATCGAAGGTAGCCATTGTTTCACCAGAGAACACCTTGAGGAACAAGGCACGATCATCACCCGCTGCATTGATTTGACCAATGCGGGATGGATTAGTAATTTGAGCCATAATATTTAATTAGGTTTGTGTTTTTGTTTTGCTTGTTTGGTATTCCCCTTTTACTTAGACGTTCCACATATCATTGACTGTCGATGTTATCCAGAACACTGGGCATCCGTTGAACATATATCTCGCTTGGTTATTAGGAAATTGAAATTGTTTACCAGCTACTTGCTGCTACTCGATCACGAACTGATTTAGTGTAAGCTGCATCTACACCATACTTAGGGTTTTGCATCGCTTGACTCATCTCTTTCGTGTTTGAGAAACCTTGGGTAGTTGATGGAGCAGACATTCCTTTAAGTTGATTACTTGGTGGAATGCTATTACTACTACTATACTTGCTATATAATCCGCTTACTGCCAAGTTAATAAGACCCATATCTCCAGATTCTACAGCATCGTTATAGGATTTCTGTTCTTCGGTAGTTAGGTTCTTCTTTGCCCATGATGTCATTTGCTGGTAGCTTTCTTCGCCTCCAACTGACTCTTTAACTTGGTTGGCAGCCATATTCGTCTTGAGTTGATTTAACTCTTGGGCAGCTTGGTAGTTGCTTACATACTCATCTACGATCTCTTTTGAGATTCCAGCTTGTGCTAGTTCTTCATAAGACTCAGATGTTATCTCACCTGTCTCAAAGAAACCTTCAGTAGCTTTACCGATAGCGACCTGTTGTGCAGGTGTGTCACCTTGCGGAACTTCTTCAGTATCAACCTCTTGAGCTACCTCTTCAGTATCTTCCTCTGTGGTCTCTTCTGTTGGTTGCCCTAGTTTAGACTCTAGTTCCCCATAGGCTTTCGCCATCTCTTCAGCCGACTTGAACTTAGGGTCTAGCCAATCTGGGCGCTCCTCTTGAACCTCTTGTGTTTCCTGTGTTGGTTCATCTTCTCCGATGTAACTCTTCACTGCTTCTGCACGTTCCTCAAGAGTTGGTACTGAGGAGTTATCTGCTTCCATTTTTAATGCTTGGTGTGACATATATTATTCTGGTTGTGGTTGTGAGATGTTTTGGGCAATCTGAGGAACTGCTTGTTCAGCCATGCCCTGCATCATCTGTTGGTTTTGTTCTTCAGCTAATTGCTCCTCATCTTTCACAAGACCTTCTGGATCAACGCCAAGAGACTTAGCTTTCCTACTCATGTACTCACCTACATTAATGAATCTGAGTGCAGCTTCCCCAAACTGCTGAATAGAACCGCCAATAAATTCTTCTAACTTCTGAAGATCGTTACCTCTACCAAGAGCATCAACACCAGTCACGATGGCTGGCTTAACAATCTCTTTAGGTAAATCTCCAATCTTCCCTTCTTTCTTCAGCTTGGCTAACTTAATGTGAACCAACTGGTACTGCAAATCTGTAGCTAGGATAGAATATAAACCTCCAAGGGTAGACTCTAGTTCCTGTGTGATAAGTCTAATCTCTGCTGCTGTAACACGTTCAGCGTTACGAACCCCACTAGCACCGCTCAGAAATGCTTGTGATAGTTTATCCTTAAGACCATTAAGAACCTGCATAGCGACACTCATATCACCCTGCTTATTAACCTGTAGCGGTTGCACTGCTTCAGCTTGACCAGAAGCAAAACCACCATTCTCAGTCTGAGCTAAGTCACGTATGTTTGTCTGGCTATTAGGATTAACTAAGAAGATGATCCTTGCTGCTGCTGCTGAACACTCAAGGATAGCCTTGGATAGACCTTCTGCTGCGTTTAGATCCCCAATATATTCTTCAATGTAACCACGTCCATAATGCTCTCCATCAATACGAGACCACCGAAGAGCCATATAAGGAGATTCTTCCTTCTTATAAGTACCTCTAGATCCATCAACTTCTTCATCGTTCAATTCTTGGTAAGTGTGCCATTTGTTTTCTTTCAACTCACACACAGTGAATAACTCAACTTCTTTAGCACCTGCATCTTTAGCTAATGCTTTAAGTCTAATCTCTTCATCAACTGTCTCTATACCTAAACATTCCTTAGTGATAACAACGATTGGATTCCCAATAGGATCACGCTCAACAACGTAATCGTTTAAGCGGAAGATGCGATCACCATCCTCATCCATTTTAATGAGAACATTACCTGTGAGTATCAATTGACGTAATGCTCCATAAAGAACATTGCGGAATCCAGAAGATTCAATATCCTTCATAACTTCACGCTCAACCTTAGCTAGTGCTTTATCTAACTCTCCCTTAGTGGTTGCATCCAAACCTTCTTGTGAAGCTTTAACGTCATCAATTAAGAGTCGGAAGAATGGAGCATTAGGTGGTAGTAAAGCTAGGAGTAGCTTAGATGATAGACCATTAAGCCCAGAAGCTCCTATACTCTGATAAGGTGTAATGAAGTCTGTGGCTGATGTAGTGCCACGTCTAGGAAACAAATGTGGAATAGTTACATCTGCTGCTGCCTCTGCACGCTCACGATACACAGACCTGTAGCTAGTAAGCTTTTGATACCTAGCCCCTAGTTTCTCAATTAAGTTGTTGTTATCTTGAATGTCCATTACCAGTCTACATTTTCACCTCTGGAGTCTACGTGTACGAAATGTTTATATATGCCGAGACCACCTTCAAACTCTCCTGCATCTCTGTACTTCTTCAATGTGTGGTATAACCTTGAAGGCGTTAAACCTGTGCATTGAATATCTAACGCTTTAAATTCTTTGTGTTGCGACTTAGTTGCGCCACCAATCTTTTTGTTGTACTTATCAGAACGATATGAACTTGTGATGCGGATAGGGTGATTCAATGCGCCACGAAGTTTATCAACAATCTTTAAAGTAGGGACGATGTTCTTCCATTTAGATTTAGGTGGATAAGCATTTAACTCACGATCAAAGTAACGAGTAAGCTCATATGCTTTAAAGTGCTTAAAGCCTTGCTTATCAAACCACTCTATAAAATCTTCTTTCTTACTCATCTGTTTATATTTATGTTTTTAACTGATTCACGAACTCTATCCATTTTAGTTGAAACTTTATCTATCTTTGTAGACAACCTAAGTTCAACACCATCAATATGTTCCTTACTTTGATCATGAAGTTTAGAGCTAATTAGAGCATTCTCAGCTAGCTTCTCCTTCATAACTCTACTATCTTCTTGGAGATTTTTAATAAATTTAGTTAATAATCCATCGCTACCGAATAGACTCTCTCCTAGATATTTGAATATCCTCCAGCCAGCAATAATCATTGCAAGGCATATAAACTCCCAAGAATTACCTTGCGCTATCTTTAATAGGTCTCCAATTGCTTCAATCATATATTTAAGAAATATAGTTAATTAACTCTTTAGGACAAAGAAATTCAACATCTTTATGCTTTTTGTTGTAAGCCTTACCCCCAAAAGCTTTAACTGCTGAATACATTATTTTCATCTTAGCTTTAGGAATGAACCCTTGGTAATACATTATGTAATAAAAAATGTTATCAGCATCTATCTTGCTTTTAGTTTTAGAGTTATACAACCAATCATGAACCACAGCAGCGCATATAACTTTAGGATCATAAGGAGTTACACCTAACAAACTCCAAGCGAATCTAGGTATACTAGCACCATCAAATATAAAACCAGCAGGTACTACTACATCACCATAATGCTCTGCAATATAGGTGAAAGGACTTAAGGTAATCTTCAACTTACCAAAGTTACCAGTCACTAATTTAGATGGTATGCGATCTGATGTCATTCTTCTTCTTCAATAATCGGTAGATCCGAAGCTAGGAACAACCTGTCTGCAATAGTAATAAGCCCAGACATAGGCAAACAACCTTGTGTATATACACCGCAACACTGAGTGCCAACAAACAAACGACCACCTCTCTGAGTAGGTGAGCAATTAGGCGCAAGCCATTGATCCCAAGATACTTGAACATCCTCATCATCTTCGTTCTTTTGAGTCGAGCCAATCAAACTGATAGGAACCAATTCTTCTAGACTCTCAATTTCAATAAACAGTTGATAATCCTCCACATCACCACCTGCGTTTACGATATATAATGCATTCTCAATAGAGAGTTTTGAATCGTTGATGTCATAGCAGCAAAGCGGATCTTCGTACCATCTGTTGGCACATTTGCGACCTGCATCTTCTGCTAAAATCTTTAGCATTTCATCACCTGTTGCGTAGTCTAAACTCGCTTCGTTTACTTTTATAATAGCCATAATTATTTCTCTTTAAAAAATTCATCCGCCTTCGCTAGACAATCACCAGTTAGCTCTTCACTAAAGATGCTGAATCGATCTTCGTAATCTTCGTTTGCGTACTCACGCTTGAAGGCTGGGTTGACTAGGTCATCAGCGAATACATACTTCTGAATGTCTTGCCCTGTAGCAGTGATGGCAGGTGGTGTGTTACCTGTCTGCGTTAAGTGCGTTAGATTAAGCTTTGTGTAGGCATCGTTGTGTCCATCGTTTGTAGCTTTGTTTGTTAGCTCTGAGTAACCTACAAGGTGATGTCGCTGAACGCTCCCTATGTAGCTAGAAGTGTTGTAAATATTAACTTCTTCACCATTCACCCATGCTTGTAGAAGGATCGCTGGCGCTGGTTGATTGCTACCATCACCCCTTCGATCGAGAAAACCTGCTCTACTTGATGACGGGAAGTTTTGAGCAACCCCACCAGTATTCCCTAGAAGTGCTCCATTGAGATAAACATCTCCATTCGTTTGCATCTCCAAAGTGAACTCATCGCCTTCAGATAATGAATTTATTTGTAT